TACAACACCTTTACTGTAAAGCAAGCGCGCCGTCGTTTTGGTATCGAGAACGTCGCTGCACGAATCAGCGAACTTCGTCAAGAAGGTCATTGCATCTACACAAACACAAAAACTTTGCAAGATGGACGTAAGATTAACTTTTATCGGTTAGGTACTCCAACTAAAGGTCTTGTTAAAGCTGCACTACAATCTGGTTATTCACTAGGTTAATATCATCTCTTAGGTGGTAAGAGGAGCGTAATGCTCCTCTTTTTTCTATAAAAATGGAGTTGTTATGGAAATTTCTATCAAAGCCGAAGATCTGCAAAAGAAAAGCATCTTCGTTGCTACACCAATGTATGGTGGGCAAAATCATGGACTCTATATGAAAGCATGCCTTGATCTTCAAGGTCTTTGCGTTCAGTACGGAATCAATATTAAATTCTCATTTCTTTTTAATGAGTCTTTGATTACTCGTGCGCGAAACTATCTTGTTGATGAGTTTCTACATCGATCAGACTGCACTCATCTTTTGTTTATCGACTCTGATATCCATTTCAATCCACAAGATGTACTTGCTATGCTTGCATTAGATAAAGATGTTATTGGTGGTCCATATCCTAAGAAGTCGATTAAATGGCGTTCAGTCGCAAAAGCATTGAAGTCAAATCCTGATATGGATCCAGGTCTTCTTGAGAAAGTGGCTGGTGATTATGTGTTTAATCCAGTTAAAGGTACTTCGCAGTTTTCTGTTTCTGAACCATTGGAAGTTATGGAAATTGGTACTGGCTTTATGATGGTAAAGCGTGAAGTGTTTCCTCAGTTTGAGAAACAGTATCCAGAATTGAAATACAAACCAGATCATGTTGGTCAAGCTAACTTTGATGGCACTCGATACATTCATGCGTACTTTGATACTGTGATTGATAAAGTATCTGAGCGTTATCTATCTGAAGATTATATGTTCTGCCAATGGTGGCGTAATATGGGTGGCAAGATTTGGTTATGCCCATGGATGCGTACTCAACACATTGGCACATATCACTTCCAAGGAGATATGCCAGCAGTGGCAAATTATGTTGGAGAAATGTAATGTTCGTTGGAATTCTTGGCTTTATTGGATCAGGTAAAGGTACTGTTGGAGACATTTTATCTGATATTGGTTTTGAAAAGATTAGTTTTGCATCCCATCTTAAAGATGTAACTTCTGTTATGTTTGGATGGGATCGCAATCTACTTGAAGGTGATACTGATGAATCACGAGAATTTCGAGAAGAAGTAGATCCATTTTGGTCTGATAAACTTGGACGTAAATTTACACCTCGTCTCGCATTACAACTAATGGGCACAGAAGTTGGTCGTAATGTATTTGGCGAAAACATTTGGATCCATTCATTAGAGAATAAAATCAAAGATGTAAGTAAACATTACGTTGTTACAGATGTAAGATTTCAAAATGAAATTGATTGGATTAGAAAACAGAAAGGTATTCTAATTGAAATCAGAAGAGGTAAACTTCCATTGTGGTATAACGTAGCTGATAAAGCTAACAATGGTTGCCAACATTCTATCTCGGTCATGAAAGATATTGAAATTCACGAGTCTGAGTGGAAATGGATTAACAAACAAAACGTAGACCATGTGGTCAGAAACGATGGAAGTCTGGAAGATCTACGAGAAAGTATGATTTTGTGCTTGAAAATGTTTTATGGTTATGATATGATTGATGAACTCACTAAAGGAGCATTGTAATGAAACTGTCACCCGACACTATGAATATCTTGAAAAACTTTACTGGAATTAACGAAAGTATCTTTGTTAAACCTGGTAATGTACTTGAAACTATCTCAAAGAAGAAGAACATTCTTGCACGAGCAGAAGTTGCTGAATCTTTTCCAACTGAATTTGGCGTGTATGATGTTAATAACTTCCTAAGTGTTATTACACTTGATCGTACTGGTATTCCAGAACTTGAGTTTAATGACAAAGAGATTTTGATCAGTACACATTCTGGTCGTAGTAAAATTCGATATCGTAAAGCAGCAAAAGAAACTATTCTTATTCCACCAGAAAAGAGTATCAACATGGATTCAGCAGAGATTAAATTTACTCTTGCTGCCGTAGACTTTGAGTGGATCACTAAAGTTGCAAGTGTTTTGAGTTCTCCAAATATTGCATTTGTTTCTGATGGTAATAATGTTTCGGTTGAAGCGTTTGATAAACTTGATGATGCAGCACATGCAAATTCAACTGATATTGGTGAATTTGCATCAGAGAAACCATTCAAGATGATTTTTGCTTCTGAGAATCTTAAATTGATTGCCGGTGCATATGATGTTACCATCTCTGCAAAAGGTATCGCTCATTTCAAAAACAAAAATGCTCCAGTTGAATACTGGATCACTACTGAAACTGGTTCTAAGTACGGCGCTTGATTATTTTTTATATTATGGAGATTGTGAATGGAAAATCAAATGTTGTGGGTCGAGAAATATCGCCCACACAAAGTTGCTGATTGTATTCTCCCGGAAACTCTTAAATCTACATTTCAGGAATATGTTAATAGAAAAGAAATCCCAAATCTGCTTCTTGCTGGATCCGCAGGTGTTGGTAAAACAACAGTCGCAAAAGCCCTCTGTGAAGAAGTCGGATGCGACTATATTGTCATCAACGGGTCAGACGAGAGCGGCATTGACACATTCCGTAACAAAATTAAAAATTATGCATCCTCAATGAGTCTTTCTGGTGGTCGAAAGGTCATCATCATTGATGAGGCAGATTATCTAAATCCCAACTCAACTCAACCTGCACTTCGTGGTGCGATTGAAGAGTTTGCAATTAATTGTTCATTCATCTTTACTTGCAACTTTAAAAATCGCATCATCGATCCACTTCATTCTCGGTGTTCTGTCATTGAATTCAAGATTCAGAATGGACAGAAAGCAAAGATGGCAACTCAATTCTTTAAACGAGTTGAGAACATTCTTCGAAACGAGAATGTAGAGTTTGATAAAGAAGTTGTTGCTGCTGTTATTACAAAACACTTTCCAGATAATCGGCGCATTCTAAATGAATTGCAACGGTATGCTGTGTCTGGTTCTATCGATAAAGGCATTCTTGCAGCAGTTGCTGATGTTCAACTTACTGGACTCACTAAATCATTGAAAGAAAAAGACTTTACTTCTATGCGGAAGTGGGTCACAAACAATCTTGATAATGATCCTAAAACAATTCTTCGTAAGATTTATGATTCATTATATGATCTATTGAAACCAGATAGTATTGCTCCTGCTGTGTTGATTCTATCTAAGTATCAATATCAATCTGCATTCGTTGCAGATCAAGAGATTAATCTAGTTGCATGTCTTATTGAATTTATGGTTGAGTGTGAGTTCAAATAATGGATCTATTTAAAGACATTATTCCATCTATACTTCAAACTAAGAAGTACACTTTTTCAGAAGAGTCGTATAAACCATACGTTGCAAATAAAGCATTATCTTATCATATCGATTGCGTTCCATATGCAAATCAAATGAATATGTCTACATCACTTGATTCTGAATTGCAATATCAGTATCTTCTAAATACTATTCGTGGGATGAAACGAAAGTTTCAACCATGGCAAAAAGCAAGTAGTATTGAAGATTTGGATTGTGTTAAAGAATACTTTGGTTACTCTAATGCGAAAGCAAAAGAAGCACTACGTATCTTAAATAAAGACCAGATATCTTTGATAAAAGAAAAACTAGACAAAGGTGGAGTGAAGAATAATGATAAGAATCGAAGATCTGGTTGAAGTAACACTCGATCAAAAGGACGACTTTCTTAAAGTCCGTGAAACATTGACACGTATTGGTGTTGCATCAAAGAAAGAAAAGACTCTCTTTCAATCATGCCATATTCTACATAAACAGGGTAAGTACTATATTACCCACTTTAAAGAATTGTTCGCTTTAGATGGTAAAGAAACTGACTTCTCTGAAAACGATATGGCACGTAGAAACACCATTGCAAATCTACTAGAAGATTGGGAACTTCTAAGAATCGTAGATGAATACAAGACTGAAGAACCAACAGTCTCGTTGTCACAAATCAAAATTCTTTCACATAAAGAAAAAGGTGAGTGGCAATTAGTACCAAAATATCAGATAGGTAAAAAGCATCAATCTAAAGAGTAATTTTGTATAAATAATAACGTGGATGCCGATTGGGTCCACACTATTATCAACTCGCTTTAATTAGGAGAAAACTATGACGCACATCTCGTTGCCTTATGGCAAATCTTTGCTTCCAGCCACCGTTGGCTTTGATCGTCTTCTCAGTACATTCGAAGAATTCGATAACATACTGACAACTAAGACGCAGACTTATCCACCTTACAATATCATCAAAGAAGATGAATGCAATTATACTATTGAAATTGCAGTCTCTGGCTTTAAACGTGATGACATTGAAATCACATCTGAGGGTGGAAAACTAACAGTTAATGGTGCAATTAAAACAACAAGAACTTCTGAGAACTTTCTACATCGTGGAATTGGTACTCGTGACTTCTTCCATAAGTTCGTTCTTGCTGAAACCATCGTTGTGAGGGATGCTGATCTAGTTGATGGTCTTCTTGTCATCAAACTAGAGAACGTGATTCCAGATGAGAAGAAGCCTCGCAAGATTCCTATCGGACAACCTGTTGCACCAAAACAACAGTTGAAAGGTAAGACTTGACAACTAGTCCAGTGTGATGTATAATTCCAAGTAAGCGTAAAAACTTACTTGGAATCTAAATTATGAAAAAGAATCATCTAAACAAACCGATCAAACTGCGGAACAAAGTGACGCAGGATATTTACTTTACGTTTCACGATTGGCCATCAAAAGAAATTGATGGTGTCAGTTTTGTTTCCGTTGTACCTGATAATCTTTTAGAAAAACATCCAATTCAAAAACATTGGATGCGTGAAGATTCGCTTGTAAAAGCAAAATAAAAATACCGCCTGTAGCTCAGTGGATAGAGCAACAGCCTTCTAAGCTGTGGGTCGCAGGTTCGATTCCTGCCAGGCGGGCCAAATTATTATGACTGAAAAATCAAATATAACAAAAGGTCGAACTAGTTTCGATAGTAAAATTGGAGATAGTCTTGTCACCTTTTTGAATAGGAATATAACGCCATATCCTACTGAAGCGGGTGGCCCAAAGTTTGATTTAGTTCCTGTCAAGCAACAAAAAGATTTAATGCTCAATGTTGCCAGAATGCATGCCGAACAAGAATATAATCGCATCATGGAAATGGTGCATATTCTACAAAAACAAGCAGAACAAATTAAACGCAGATTGTTTATTACAGATGCTGTACATTCAGCGTCTTATAATTTTCAAGTGTTTCATGGACAATGTTATTGGTAGTTTTCAAACAGAAGTACTAATGTTATTAGTTTAAGTATCAATGGTCCTAATGATTGGACTTGTGGTGCACCAGAACATTATAAATATATAAGCAGAGTTCGATACATGGGAGACTCCACTTGGATCGAAGTTGATGATAATGGTAATTTAATATGAAACAAAGGAATGATTTGGATAACAAATGATGTTGATAATAAAATGATTAATATTGAAAGTGGGATATCTGATGGATAGAGAAAAGGAAAAACACAAAAATCAAAGATATGAAAATCTTTACATGGATTTAGCCGCAAGAGTTGCGGAAATGTCATATGCTAGAAGACTTCATGTTGGTGCCGTTATTGTTAAAAAGTCTAATATTATCAGTTTTGGATGGAATGGTATGCCCACAGGTTGGGATAATAATTGTGAATATGAAGACATAGGGTTCTCGGATGCTGTTTACGGTGAACCGCAAACATTAATTAACAGAGGGTTAAAAACTCGTCCGGAGGTATTACATGCAGAACAAAATGCTATTGCAAAATTGGCTAAGTCTACAGAGTCTGGAGACGGTGCTACTATGTTCGTTACTCATGCACCTTGCATGGATTGCGCTAAGTTAATATATCAATCTGGTATTACAAGTTTATATTATAGAAATTCATATCGTGATGAGTCTGGTTTGAACTTTCTAAGAACTGCTAAAGTTGATGTGCAACAAATTAGTATATGATATATATGTGTTCGTTAAAGTAAATCTATTTGCCCCTTTGGTGGAATTGGTAGACACGCCAGATTTAGGTTCTGGTACCGAAAGGTGTGAGAGTTCGAGTCTCTTGGGGGGCACCACTTAATAGGAAATTGTTATGTTTGTCAAACTCACTAATGCTTCACCTGCACATATAGGTAAGAAACTGTTGCTTAAAAAAGATTTGATCGTGTCTGTCCATAGACAGGTAGGAGTTAGGGAAGATGGAACTGTTGATGAAGTGACATTTGTTTTTGCTCCACCTCACGGCACATGGGAAGTTGAAGAAGAACTTGATGAAATTGAATTGTTGTTAAATAAATAAAAGTTCTAAGCCCTTTTAGTTCTAGTGGTAAAGTTTTTATTCCATCTTAGCTCAGTTGGTAGAGCAACTCCCTTGTAAGGAGAAGGTCGAGCGTTCGATTCGTTCAGGTGGAACCAGATTGTAAAATCGAATTTTCATATATAATATATATCGATATTAATAGGAGTTCGATTATGGGTATGAGCAAACAAGAGGCTGGAAAATTAGGAGCGTTAAAAACCAAATTATTATATAAAAATAAACATTTAGAAAATATTAAAGTTTACGACACAAATCCTATAATTTGTAAGCAATGTAATCTTCCACATCTTTATGAAAAAAGAAACAATAAATTTTGTAGTATCTCATGTGCCACAACCTTTAACAATTTACTAAAAGTTAAGAAACAATTCAAATGTTTAAATTGCGATTCGTTATTGAAAGGTAAATCTAAAAAATATTGTGGAGTAAACTGTCAAACAAAATTTAATTTGTTTAGTTCTTTAAGAGATGGTAAAATATCACCTAGAAGAATTAAAAAACATTTAATTGAAAAACATGGTAATAAATGTTGGACGTGTGGTATAACGGATTGGAACAATAAAAAAATAGTTATGGAACTAGAACATATAGATGGAAATTCAGAGAATAACAATCTTGAAAATTTATCAATATTGTGTCCAAATTGTCACTCACAAACAATAACATACAAAGGTGCAAATAAGGGAAACGGTAGATTTAGTCGAAGACTCAGGTATGCAGAAAATAAAAGTTATTAAATTACCCACAGAATATAAACAATGCGAACAATGCGAATTCTGTCAAAGGGCACCAAACAATCCCGGTGTAGTATAGTGGTAGTACAGCAGCCTCCAAATCTGCCTGTGGGAGTTCGATTCTCTCCACCGGGGCCAACTGGGCGATTATAAACATAAATAAATCATGCATGAAATTATAAAGCAAGACATTCTGAACTGGATGGAAAACTTTTTGGAAAAATCAAATCCGTTACTAAACGGGTGGCCACCGTGCCCCTTTGCGAGACATGCAAGATTGAATAGTAAAGTTGAAGTCCTAAATGGTATTGATCCGTATTATGACATGAAATCTAGATCTGTATGTGGTATGGGTGATTACGAAGTAATTGTATACGCATACGATCCTGTTGTATGGGACTACAAAGATTTTAGTAATTCACTCAAAAATGCTAACCAAGAGTATTTGTTAGCGAAGGACTTGTTGGTTCTTGAAGATCATCCTGGCGATCCTGAAATAATAAACGGAGTCAGTATGAATCAAGGTACTTATGCGCTGGCTCTAGTGCAGTGTCTCAGCAAGTTAGACGCTGCATCATCACAAATATATAATAAAGGCTTTTACGACTCGTGGCCAGAAGACTATCTTAAACAGTTATTCCAACATCGAAAGGATCCTAGAAAATAATGTACAGCGTTCATCAGCCGTGGGACCCACTGAAAGTGTGTGTGGTTGGCAAAAGTTATGCTCCTGAGTTCTACAGTTTTATCAAGAATTCACGACTAAGGAATTTGTTCGAAAAGATTGCTGTTGAAACTGAAGAAGATTTTCAAAATCTAATAACAACACTTGAGAAGTTCAATGTAAAAGTTGTAAGACCAAATGTTCCTGCTGTGCAACTGGATCGACTGTTATCACAGAACCGAAGAATACCCGGTCCAATTAGTATGATACCTAGAGATCAAATGGCTATGATAGGATCAAGATTTTTTGTCTTTCCTTACGACCGTATCACTTTAAAGGCGGCAGGACGCAATTTACAAGTCACTAACTGGACTGAAAAAAACTACAATCTATTAAAAAGTCCTGAATGGCCAAAAGAGTTTACACCATACGAACAATTGCCAGAATGGGCTAAGAAAGAATGTGAAACACTTCTAAACTTTAAATTTATTAGAGGTGACAATATAAACGATATTGCTCAAAAGACTAGTGAGTTCGAATGGTGGACTCCAATTACTAATCTAGTGATATCTGCTGGTAATCAAATAATTGAAAACCAGTACCATGATAGTTTAAATTTAATTCCAGCCAATGGAGTTACTAGAATTGGCAAAGATTTATTTTTTGGTTTTGGTATGACAGAAGAACCTGGTGACATTAGTAAAATTAAACAACTTACTGATCATTTTTTTCCTGAGTATAGAAATCACATAGTTACAACTGGTGGACATATCGACGGTTGTTTTTGTCCTGTTAAACCAGGACTTATTGTTAGTATAATGGACATGCCTACATATTCAAAAACATTTCCTGGTTGGGAAGTTGTATACTTACAAGGTGAGAGTTGGGGAAAAGTAAAACCTTTCTTAGACTTAAAGAAAGAGAATCAGGGAAGATGGTGGATCAAGGGCAGTGAATATGATGCTGAATTGATTGATTACGTAGAAACATGGTTACAAGACTGGGTAGGATATGTTGAAGAAAGTGTGTTTGATGTCAACATTCTTACAATTGATCAACAAAATGTAGTTGTTAATGGTTACAATAAGAAAGCATTTGATGCATTCGAACGTCACGGTATAACCCCTCACATCTGTCCTATTAGGCACAGATACTTTTGGGATGGTGGTATCCATTGCGTCACATTAGATCTAGATAGGGAAGGAGTCCAGCAAGATTGGTTTCCTGAAAGAGTTCTGTGACTTACCAATTTTCTAGAATAGATCTAAGTAAAACCAATTATACGGAAACCGTAGATTGGGAATACATCACTGGTCGAGAACCTGAAGTGCTTGTTCGTCTTGATAGTATCTACAGAACTTATTGTATATACAAACACTTCGACAGCGTTATGCCAATATTTCACAGCAGGTACAACGACCCCATGGCCGACATTATTGGATATTACGACAACAAAAAATTAGTTGCATTTAGTTTAATACGCAGATTTGATCTACATAACGCACAGTGTGATCAATTTGCGTGGACATATCATAAGCCCAAGATGCGATTAGGTATTGAATCAATGAAAACAGAATGTGCAATTTACAAAGCACGGGGATTTGAGTATTTGTATCTAGAACAAGCGAATCTATATAAAAAAGATATAGATGGTTTTGAAATTTTAGGACCATTGAAGTAATACATAGACATTTATACTGTCAAAGGGCACCACAAATACTTGTATTTCCATCAAACATAAATAATGCGACTTCTGTAAGAAGTTCTTTAAAAGGAGAAGCAAGTGTTAAACAAAGAAATTAACTTGAGAGAAGTTAAGGAATTTGTAGAAAGTTGCGGTCCTGATACAAAACTTTATGTTGGTTGTGACTCTGAAAGAATTAAAATCAGAGATCTTTGGTATGCTGATTACACGATAGCAATCGTAGTGCATATTGCAGGAAAACACGGTTGCAAAATTTTCGGTCAAGTCATTAGAGAACGAGATTATGATGCCGTGAATAAGAAACCTAGAATGCGACTAATGACTGAAGTTTATAAAGTAGCAGAAATGTATTTAGATTTATCTGCAATCGTCGAGAATGATATTGAAGTTCATCTTGACATTAACCCAAATGAGATGTATAATTCCAGTATAGTGATCAATGAAGCGATTGGTTACATCAAAGGTATGTGTAATGTAGTACCGATGGTGAAGCCAAGAGCATTTGCAGCATCTTATGCGGCTGATCGCTTGAAAGGAATAGCAGCGTAGTTATTGCGGGGATGATATAGTGGCAATATCCAGGATACCTTCCTGGTACGGAGTGTTCGATTCCTCCTCCCCGCTCCATTTTTTATTTGCGGTAGTGGTGGAACGGTATACATTTGTTTTTTTATAAATAAAAGTATACCGTTTTAACAAGAGTCGATTTATGAAACTTATATCAAATCCAATAATTACTACTGATTTATGCTCGTAT